AATGTATGATTATATATTGTTGATAATGGCACAAAGATAAGAAAAATGTTTGAATTCTTTTGGAGTTATAAAAAAATGTTCTACCTTTGCACCCGCATTCGAAAGAAAGCACTGAAGGACCGATTCGCTAGCTCAGCAGGTAGAGCACAACACTTTTAATGTTGGGGTCCTGGGTTCGAGCCCCAGGCGGATCACACAAAAAAGCACAAGTTTGGGACGATTTTAAAACGTAACCACTTGTGCTTTAATAGTTTAAGAAAACATATAGTTTCAACAACGTGTTTCTTAAATGTTCTGTTTTATACGGTTTTATTCAGATATATGCGCATTTTGGATACCAAAATCGGATACCGTTTTTAGATAATCGGATACCAATTTTTTAAACTAAAATGCGTTATGAACAGAGTACAAATTAGAGTCGTTTTCGACAGAAAAAAGACAGCCTCAACCAAAAAAAGAGGCTTAGTGCAAATTGAGGTTAGATTTGAGAATAAACGAAAGTTTGTCTCAACGGGAATCAAGCTATACAAGAATCAGTTTAAAACTGGACGTATAGTAAATATTGATGATGCCGATCGGTTAAATGAGAGAATCACAAATCAAATTAAGGAAATCAATGATTTGGTTGACAGATTAGATCACAATAAGCAAAAATTCTCTCTTGATTATGTTGACCATCTAAACGATGCTTATATTGGTGGCTCATTCGTCGAATTTATGGAAAAACGAATAAGCGAACGTCCAACGTGTATCAGTACGCAAAAGCAGCACTATAAGGTGCTCAACTTTCTTAAAAATGAATATACATTCCTGACCCATTTTTCAGATTTAACCTGTCCCAATATTACTTTATTGGATGAATATCTCAAAAAACGAAAAGTTAATGGACATCTTATGATGCAAACCACTATCCATACTTATCACAAGGTTATCAAATTATATATAAATGAGTCTATCAAGTTTGAAAAAATGCAGGATAATCCATACCGGAAGTTTCAAGACAGTTTGGGAACCCCACGAGAAAGAACAATACTTAGCTTAGAAGAAATAGACCTTATCAGGAACTACAAAACTCTTTTATCATTAGAAAGGAAAGCAAGGGATTTGTTTATTGTTCAATGCTACACCGGACTATCCTACTCCGATCTAATGAATGTAGATTTTACCAAAGCAGAACGTTATGGCGATGATTATATTCTGAAGGATGAACGACTAAAGACCGGAGTAACCTTTTTTGCAGCATTACTTCCTCCTGTTATTGATATACTCGACAGATATAGTTACCATCTGCCTCATCTTGCGTATGACGTATACAATAGGACATTAAAACTTGTAGCCTCATCCGCAGGAGTCAAAAAACGAGTTAGCACCCACATTGGACGTCACACGTTTGCAACTACTATCGCATTGGGAGCAGGGTTACCGATTGAAGTGGTAGCAAAAATGCTCGGACATCGCAATATAAAAACAACACAGATATATGCTAAGATTATGCCAAAAACGGTATTGGAAGGGTTTCAAAAAATTAAGGGAGTCATATAAACATCACGCAGAACCAAATATTAAAAATAGAACATCTATTTTTATATAACCCCCGATATTTCTCTCACTACTTTTTTGTTTATATTAAAAACAGAACATACAACTAGTAAAAGGCAGCTTATCCGGCTGCCTTCTCTATCTTCTCCCTAAACAATCTCAACTGGTCTACAGTCGGATAGAACGTAGGATTCTCCCAGTTCCTCGAAATCACTGCTATCATCGAATCAAGGTATTTGCCGCAATCGAGAATTTTGGCGCATTTATCTAGCTGGAATTCCCCGACCGGGTATCTCTTATTGTTGAGCGTTTCTTTAGCCCAAGTTAGCAACTCGTTTATTGAGTCGTAGTCGTATTTCTTTTCTTCTGCCATAATGTTAGTCGGTTATTACAAGTTTTATGCCTAAAAAAACAAATATCTTCTCTATTTTTTCCTGTCCCAGATTAAGTTTACCGTTTAAAAATAGAGACATGGTACTTCTAGCCACCCCGATATATTCCGCAAGGGTTATTGCTTTTACCTTGCGGATTTTCATTGCCTTTTTTATTGTTTCCCGTATCATATTCTTTTTTGTTACGCAGGGCTTTCGCCCTGCTAGTTAAATTTATGCTGCCATTAAATTACTCATGTATCTTTCGTATTCGTTGTATGTCTTTAGATTCATTTCATAAAGTTCGAACTTACCATCATTCTCTTTGCATATATAATCGACAAGAATACCGGAGTTTTTTGTCATGAATAAGATACCATCTATACCAGAAACCTTGACTGCTTTAGGAGTATCTTTTGAAGGTAAACCGTAGTGACCGCGTATAACTTCTTGAACTTCATCTATTCTGTTGTAAGTGCAATACAATGAATAATTTTCTGTTGATAATCCTTTGATGAATTTTACTTTGTTAGAATCTATTGTTTTCATAATCTTTATTTTTTAATTGTTATTACTTTATTTCCTTTTTGATGTTACAAAGATACAAAAAGTTTATGTAATACCAAACATTTAAGAGAAAAAGTTTATCAAATAACAAACATTTAACATTTGATTATAAAAAATCCCTGACTACATAGCCAGGGACAAACACAAAGATACAACCTTCGCTATCACAGCGACAGGTACAAGCCAGTCCAAAACCTTTTCTAAGCGTTCCACAACATAACCATGAGCAGACGGCAGAAATCATGATGATACCTGTCGTCCGCTTGCTCTAGCAATATGTCGAGGTTAGTCCTCATAATTCATTGCGGTCATGTACTCCCAAATCTTACCAGCCGGTGCATCTTCATCTGCGAAGTAGAACCGGTAAGCGGCTTTTAGGAGCGTTGCTTCATCCAAAACTACGCACATGTCGGCATAAAAAGAGTTGAAAGCTACGTATTTGTCCCATGGCGTCGTTCCGGACGGGAACGGCATGGATTTAGTCGCTTCCATGATTTGCTCTATACTCCAATGTGCTCCGGTTTTCTTTTCACCGGATGCGCTGGTGTATCTGATCTTCTCTACGTCAACCTCTGCGAAATGTTTGTCGTAGTGGGGACCGTAAAGGGCTTCATGTTGCTCCCTCATGAAAGCCATGTATAGTTCCGGATGTTCTTCCTTCACTACACAGAGAATTTCATCCACGCTCTCCACGCTTTTCCACATGGCCTTTTCGGAGGTTACACCATCCGCCTTGGCCTTCTGCATCATATCAAAATACTTCATAATCAACAATGTTTGCAATTGCCATTAAAACGTGGCAACGGTTTATATACATTTTTAGGTATAGTTTTCGAGAAAAGCGGCAATACCTTCGGTGATTCAGGAACCGGCTGTATTTTGCTCTCCCCTTTTTTATTCAATTCATCCTTTTCCATAATTTGTTATAGATCTTTTGTGATATAATTAAAATCAATCCAAACCAGAAAGACAGATAAGACACAAATAGCGACAGCCCGACAGCAACAAACAAATCACAGCCATATAGCCAAAGAACCGACAATGACGCCCAGAACGAGCAACATTTCGGACATTTGGCTATTTTCCTGACAATATCACCTACAGCTTCCGTCAAGCCCAGATGGTTTGCCAGGGTAGCCGCAATCATTGCCGTCAGGGCTATCACTAAATACATCATGCCACGGTCAGAGTCAACGGAGTTTCACTCACGAACATACGGCTACATTCCTGGCAGCCGGAGACAGCGATTGCATTCATTGAATGTCCTGCGACCACTGTTACCGAAGTTGGTGCAGTTGCCGAATAAATAGGAATTGTGAAATCCTGGGACAACGGCTGTTGTTTGGTGCAGCAACAATTTCCGTTACATGGCACATACGAAATAATTCCCTCGACATGGATAGTAGCCATATATTGGCTAGTACCAACATTTACCAGTGATCTCATTGAAAATTGAGGGGTGAACACAGGAGTGTTTTCCGCACATGTGGAGAAACACAGCCTTTGTGAGATATTTACCTCAATGAAATAGGGAGAGGCCACCGATCCGGCAGCCAGAACCGGAGTAATAACTGCCGGTTGAATTCTGTTACAATTACAACTCATACTATACATCTTTTGTATCCCCTACTACTTTCTTTTCTTCTGGGCCGGGGATGTTAGGCACAGATACAGGATATAGAGCGTTATAAATAGCATCTACTTTCTCGGCTAAAAGAACCATATCTTGAGACATGTCAACGATGTTTTGGTTGATTAGCTCAAAGATGTTTCTAGGTTGTTGTTTCTGTTGGTCTGCCATATTATTTCAAGAATTTATTTACAAAGAAGTTATTTTTAAAATTGGAAAGAGCCTGCGAAAGTTTAGACGCTGTAACAAGTATACCACTCTGATACTTCGAATTTACAAAGTCATACGCCGCTTTCTCCAACTCCTTTATCTGCTGTTCGTCTTCAGCATATACATAAATAGTCACTTTGTATGGTTTCATCACGGAGCCGGTATTGGCGGAATGTCAATAGGAGGAGCCACAGGAGGCATTACCGCACGGGGAGAACCGCCCCGGAACGATTGAATAAGATCCCAAGCCTGAAACAGATCCTCTTTATTCTCTTTCACCCATCCGAAAAGCGAGCCAACATTACGTGTTGCCTGTTGCATCATTGTAGGAGGCGGAACGTCAAAATCCGGCAGAGAAGCTATATCCTCCGAAAAGAATTTATACAGCTTTTGCGCCTTGTCAACATCATTTCCGCACGCCTGAAGACAACTGGCCTTTAAGGTCATTTTCGAAGACGGATTAATCATTCCCAGATTTATTTTATTGTTTCGTCCAAACATGATTATACGAATAAAGGAAGCGGCACACAGTTATGTGCACCACTCCCTAATGATGATTACTCACCGCAAGTGTCGCAACCGCAAAGGCGGGAACCGGAAACACGAGCTACACGCAGGTAGTTACAACCACCAACAGCGGAATTTAATCCCGTGCCGTTGTTGTTACTCAACAATGCAAGAGCTTCAGCCGTGGCCAGAGCATTAGAAGTTGCAGAACCGCCTTGAGCTGTTGCACCGGTCAGGTTGCGCAATGTCTGGTTTACGTCTAGGTTAATGCTAGCACTACGGGCGTCATCCTGGATTGCACGAGCTGCAAGAATATCAATCGCTCTTGCATTACCGGCAGCAGCATTTTCAGCAGCACGCATGCGTGCCTTTGAAGCCTGGTTAACTCCCCAAGCGGCAGCAATAGCCAGCAACAAAGCACCACCACCTAAACCGGCTCCAAGACCAATACCGGTAGCAGCCATTCCACGCTCATTTCTATGGCAACATCCATAGTTGTCACCGCAACGTCTGTTTTCCCACATAGCGAGATCACCAGATGTAAGATAATTACCTTCCATACGAAAAAATCTTTTGTATTCCGGTCAACATTGACCGTGACACAAAGGACAGGAAAAGAGCGTTGCTCCTAAACTATTCCGTTGCTACCTCATTGCTAATATGTTGCAAGTTCGTTGCTACGCTCCATTTCTTGATCTTGTACTGGAAGTTGTTCCGGATCTTGTTTACTGACTGACGGGTTAATTTCGTGACGGAAGATATTTGGGTATCGGTGAGCTTCTGGGCCAGTAAATGAATGAGGATATATCTTGCGTCTACCGCTTCTTCGGAGTTGCTATGGATAATATCAGTCTCTTCTACTCCCGTCTCTTTTGAAACGGCTACGACCAGCTCTTTGTATAAATCTATATTTTTCATGCTGTCAAACATATATAGTTGAAAAACAAAACATCGCAAAATCTGTTGATAAGGCTACGGAAGCCCCTTAACAGTCCCTGCGATGTTAGCCCGTGTATGATTTGGTCGTCGAAACGGGTTGGGGCTTTCTTCTTTCCCCGCCCCTGGGGTATTTGTTAACGATTACCGGCCTTCTACTTTACCGGTGTCCGATTAATTTCTGATTATCTCATAATTTTTCCTCCTTTCATTGAACTTTTTCCATTATTCTTTGTTGTTTTTCAGATTAAACTTTTCATACCGGGGAGGTCTGTGAAGATATTATCCGGTTATATTACCACATGAACAAGTTACAACTAACTCCAGCTCCTACATACCAACCATTCGGATAACTATATCCTGCCTGCAAGCCTAATCCCCAGCGTTTCTTCTTCGAAGTAACAGTATGATAAATATCATTCGTCACATTCTGATAAACGGTTCTTGGGAATATCTGCAAACTATCCAGTCTCGGACGGTAGCCGGACACCCATGCACGGTAAAGACTATCCTCATAGTAAGCCTGTTCACGCCCGACTACCGTATCACCTATGTGCATGGTATCTTTTAGTTGAATGAAGAGCAAGGGAGCCATGGGCGGAGATATGGTTAAGGAGCAAATCTTGATAACCGTCTTTATCTTCGTCTCGGTCTTGATTTCTGCCGGGAGAGGCTCGTGCGGATTACTCTGCATCCACACGATCACGCCAATCAACAGGCAGACTAGCATCCAAGGAAGGGTTTTCATAAAACACTATCACTTGAAGACCACTCCGGACCCGACAATAAAGTATTCAATTCTTCGCCTTCGTATACCGGATAAGGGTAAACCGGCTCTTGCGGAGTCTCCTCTTCGTCCAGTAACGGCAAAGTCATGATACTTGGGAACAACTTTTTATAGTGATCCAATTTCATAATCACCTGGGTACCGTCAACGCTCTTTCTCGGAACCAAGTGCAGTTCATCGAGTACCTCCTGCGGTATCTCGTTCAAATTCGCTGTTGGGAATGTAATGTATTTCATAAGATTTGTTTTAATCAAAATATAAAACTGATTACCTCATAATAAGTTCTGGACAATCTGCTATTGCTTGATGATATAATGCTATTGCACCTTTTGCGGTTGGATGAATACCATCGGATGATAACATCCCATCATACCACACACCTTGCGCTGATGCTCCTACAGCATTCTCAAAGTCAATATAACGATATCCGCTATCTCTTACAAAAGAATTTTTGTAATTATTATTGCGGAATACTCCATTATTACCACTCTCATCATCTTCGCTCGTACCTCCAGTTGCTGATGGAATTGTAGCAAGCACCAAATCAATATCATAAGCAAGACATAAATTACGCAATTTGTAGTACGTTATACGCCAAGATTCGCTTATTGCATAATTTACATCAACATCGTTCATACCCATACACCACACAATACGCCTTGGTAGACCAATAGTCAATAAATTAGTGAGGTCTTCAAATGCTTTTACCGATGTTGCACCGCCGTATGCATTGTACAAACACTTATGGTATCCATTTGATATTAAGTATGATGTCCAACGTTCGTTGTATGATTCCGAAAAATATGAGTCACCGAACAACCAAGTATCACAAGTAATGCTCGGAGAATAGAAACCTAAAGAGCAATCATTCAATATACTATTATTTGACTCGATAAATATATCACCATTGCCGTAAAACAACGAAAGATTCTGTTCGAACTCTTCGCCATTGGACGATATGACGACTTTTGAAACATTAGGCTCTTTCTTGACAAGAACTTGTATATTATTTGTTATAGTTAATCCGTGGGCGTACTCTTTCGACTGTAGAGAACCAGATTGATTGTATTCAGTAATATTTTCTTCGTCAATTGTTATATAGCTTGCATCATAGTTACTATATCCATGACCGATTGTTATGCTATTGAATGATTCTATCTTTGCACTGAAAGCGATGTACTTATCTGTAATAATAGAATTCTTATCAATAACTATCTGTTGTCCATTTGTTAAGACATCAGCCTTCTTCGTTATACCTTGTGCAGTCTTTTTCCCCTTGCTTCGTACCACACCATCATTAGCGAATGCAAAAACAATACGACTACCACCGCTGCTTGGAGTAAATGTAACCGCATCGTACTTTAAATTAAACGGTAGTACATCACGTGTAAGTTCCATTTGCGAAGTCTCACCAATATTAAATGTAATTTTATCTTGACCAAGAAAAGCATTAATAATTGTATCCTTGGGTATTATTCTAGGAAGATTGTAAGTTGTGTTATTAGTAATAGCTGTGTTTATAATATAATGGTTACCCATTGATAACAAGCTATGATCTGCCACATTCGTTATTTTACCAAAGACTTTGATGCAAAAATTTCCCGATGTACCGCTACCTCTTACCGACTTTACATCATGAGTTATCTTTTGCGTGCTACCAATTGGCATCTCCGTATATGTATTACCATATCTAGCATTATATACTTTGACTGGTATATCCCCGCAATTAGTAATAACACTCCCACTCTTAATTACATCAAACTCATTGGAAAAATCATAATCGGATAATTCACCTGTTTCTATTCTATCAAGAAAACCTTCAGTATTCACCTTATCAAATTTCTCATCTACTTCAGATTTAGTGTACACATCGCTTAATTTTGCAATAATTGGGACTATTGTTAAAATAGCCACACCAATAACACCAACCGATCTAATAGCATTAGCATTGGTTGGCAAAGTATATGTTTCGCCAACCGCCATCTCTTTTATTCTGCTGTCATTATCATAGATATCTCCATATAGATTTATTGGTATATCACTATTATTAATGATAGTTGTACCTTCTGTTAGTTCTTGTTCCAATTTGTACCATTGATAGGTTTCCGTAAAATCATGTTCAATGGTAAAACCATATATACTTTGTCTAATTCCCTCGAAGTTTCCATCAATCGCAGTAGCTAAAGTGCCCCACGACTGTTCACTGTCTTTTGCTATATCAAATATCTTTTCCATAATATCATTCGTTTTTAATTAATGTTTCATTTGAAATTAAAGTTGAGTTGCTTAACATTGTCAAGTAACTGGAGATAACAAGGTTTATCTTTTGAGGGGATTTGACTATCTTTCCCGTAATCTCGTAAACGCCATTGTCACCGGATATGGATATATCACTGATAGCATTGCACGATACCTCCATTAGCTTATCAGAGGTATTTGGCAACGTTACAGTGATGGTAACCATGCTATCTACAGAGATATATTCTCCGGGATTAACAGAATAGGTTATGGAAGAATAAGGTAGATTACTCTTCACTATCGGTCTAAACTCCACCATATCAGGATACAGCGTACCCAGCTTGTGCTTCTTCAACTGACGCTCTATCAAGAACTTGGACATACTATAGGGAAAGGACATGAGAGAGTAGATAGCTCCGTTGAAGAAACGAGAATCATTATCTCGAATCGTGCCTAACCACATATCAGTTCCATCTTCTGCTGCACCTGCTGTTATAGATTGCCCGCAATAAGAGTATTTAGATAAATAAGATATACTTCTAGTAGAAATAAAATTTAGACCAGAAGTAGCTTGACCAAAACTATAAACGCTATTTCCGGCAGTTTCCACAAATGCCCCCGGATTATTCTTTGACGATATAGCTCCAATATTAGCAAATATTTCTCTATCGGTTACTACCGTATAATCCTTGTAAACAGGCATCCCTGTCACCTTACCGAAGTCATTTACTCCGCCAAGGCAGAGAGCACCTGCGTGGGAGGGAATCTGGGTGATGGTAACACTATTACCCATACCCGGATTACCAAAACCACAAAATCGACCAGATCCACTATACAAAGTGTTATGTGAAGCTGGTAATATATTCACCCCATCTACAATTTTAACTGATTTAGGCGACCCAGTTTCATCAATATAGCTATAATCAATATCAGCTCCTGTTTTAATAACCTTAAACGAAGGAATGTCTGGATATTCTTTACTCCCTACGCTATAATACAGTAGCATAATATGACTTATAGCATTTTTACAGTCTATCTTACTACTTGTTATAGTTGAATTACTACTTGTCCATATACTAGAATCGAGAAAATCAACCTCATACTTCCCAATACCTGAATCCCCCTTCCATGCAATATTGTTCAGCTGAATATCTCTACCGTTACCGGAAAAGTCAATCAGCCTGTCGCCAAACTCTGCGTGGTTCTCGTTGGTGATTCCCTGCTTGATAGTATTACACAGTATATCAGGTTTAAGAGTTCTATCCAAGTTGAAGTAGGCGATTACCTGGTTGATTTGGTCGGTAGTCAGTACCTTGTTGGCGATGATTGTCCAGTACCAAGCTACTTGACTAGTTTCAACTATGCTGTCATTACTAATATATCCAACTACACTAAATTTTGAGGACAAATTAGCATTACTAGAGGCAGAGGCAGTATAATCTGCTTTATCTCCTAATATATTATTTATTACATTAATAGTAGAACCTTGAATATTGTCTTTATACCATCCGTATATTCCAGTCTTATCTGTTAGACTAATTGCATTTCTACCTACAACACTTCCAGAAGTTCTAATATTATTTGTAGTAATAAAGTTACTAGGTTTATCTATCTGATGAATCATACTAACAACAGTAACCTCATCAGTAATACCCATCTCCTGTACGGTTTTGGTGGAAGTAATCAGGTCTTCAACTCCATCGGTGACGAAGGCACCATAGTAAGGACTACCTTTATCTGCGTAGCCACTTCCTTCGGTGTAAGCCGCATTACTAATCACAAACGGATTGTCAGGGTCCACCAAGTTCTTGACAACAGCCCTGTCCGGATCGTCGTTGCTCTTACCGTAGCAGATGCAGACGGCTTTCAAGGAGGCTAAGACTTCCGGGTCGATGTAAGGACGGTCGGACGAAGCACGAGAAGGCTTACCGATTCGGTTCAATCCGATCCGGTTAAGCCCTATTGTGTTTAATGAGACTTTATTAAGCATCATTCAGCCTCCGTTAAAACCCCACTTGTTACTTCTGTATAACTCTCGATACGAATTACCTTCGGATAAACCAAGGCGTCAAAATCGTAATCGAATATTTTCCCAGAATCACTTTGGATATATCCCGGAAGAAATACAGGGTCAAAACCTCGGCTTTCGGCTGTCCTCTCATCCATTGATTCTGTTTCACTACCGGTCTTCTGATAGATTCTGATTTCTGATCCGGCAACACGGTCTAAATGAATGTTGAAATTACTGTTGACAACAATTTCTGATGCATAAAGATCCTGACTCGTTATTTGGGTAAATTGTAAATCTGCCATGATTGTTCCTCCTATTTTTTTGCTGTTATTACTGTATTTCGTAAGAAATTTGGGTACTCTTCCCGCACATCAAAACAAGGACACGCCTTGATATATTCAGCCGGTTCTACCTCACCTGAATCGTCTAGGTCGGGTGAAGTATCACGATGTCCGAGAAGCTCGATGATAGGATACTCCTTGCAAAGCTTCTCAATCAGTTGCCGCAAACTAGCCTTTTGAGCCGGAGTACGAGTGTCTGCCGGTTTACCGTTTGCATCCAGTCCGCCAACATAACAAATGCCGATCGAGTGCTTGTTATACGATTTACCGGAAAATCCCTTTGTGTTACAATGTGCTCCATCAACAGTGAGCGGTCTGCCCTCTTCGATCATTCCGTCCAGGTCGATTACATAATTATAACCGATCTGATTGAATCCCCTTGCTCGGTGCATCCGGTCAATGTCCTTTGCTCGCAAGTCTTGCCCGGCACGTGTTGCCGAGCAGTGAATGATGATTGAGTCTATATCTTCTCTTTTCATATTCTTTCCTCCTATAATATCAATGTTAATACTCCCAACGCCAGACCCACGCAATCACAGATGATGTCTTTAATTGAGAACTCTGTTTTCTTGCAGTACTTGTCGTATACCTCCTTTAGGATGAAGATCACGACGGTTATAATGATTGCTAACCACAGTGGCGTATATTTAGATAACCACATAACTAAGTTCTGGCAGACTATAATGTGGGCCATTCCGTCTATGCCGATCTTGGATAGAAGCTTGCTGGCTAAGGCGCTGATTTTATTTATCATATTCATATTGTTTTAATAATCACTAGGCGGCTTACGATCCTTGCATCCTCTTACTTCGCATTTCTTGAAATTCAATGCCTGATTCTCAAGCTCCAGTTTTGCGTTTTTAGATTGCAAATCACGTATGCGTTCACGATCTTCATTCTTTTCAAGATAAAGCTGATCTATCTTGGTGTCCAGCTCGTGAACTTTAGCCTCTTTCTTTTCGTATAATTCCTTCCATTCTGCCGCATACTGGCTAATATTATCTGCCTCCGCTTTCTCCGCTTGTGCGGCTTCTCTTCGCTTCTTGGAATCATAAAACATGAAGACTCCAATAAGAGGAAGGATTATTGTTGCTATCGAGCTGCCTATTATTGTTATTATCTGGCTTATTTGATCCATTGCTTTCTATAAAAATTCAACCATGCAAAATATTTACTGTTTTCCAGATAGTTGCTATCCGTTTCTGCCAACCGGGCTTCTCTTTCAAATGATACCATACGGTAAGCATCATGAGAGGAGAAGCATCCGACTATCACACGAATACCCCACTCCACAACGTACCATAGGTAGAAGATAACAGAGGAGAGAAGCAACCACCATGCAGAGAAACCAAATATCAGCATTCCCGCCCAAATAAGAAGGCCGGAAGCAATCGTCAGCTCTGTCCATTGCCGGGCATGGACGCATTCATGATTAATCGTAGACTGGCGGACTGATGCTTCAGGCCATTTGGTAAATACCCATGCGAACAGTGTAATCGTAGAATAGCCGGGGAACAGAAGGTGTTTCGCAATCCAGCTTTCGTAAAATACCTTTTTCATATTATTCGTTTTTAAGTTACTAAATCAAATTATGCTTGTTGTGATATTGTTATGACAATAGGATTAATATCAGTATACTTAATCAATATTCTCGCTAATCTCGTTGCACCTGTTGCATTTGCCTGTACTGTGAAAATATAAGAGAATTGTGATCCGGTTATGTTATTATTAGTAAATCCAATCCAATCACCACCATTATCCAATATCTCGTATGACACATCAGCTATTTGAGCCTCTGACAGGTTAGAAGGGCAAATTATTGTAACATGCTGTTTCTCATTTGTTATCGGTCTAAAATTTCCTCCTGATAAGCCGATCCACGAGCCGGTGCTTTTTTGCGTAAGAGACATCGCTACTTCAGTAGAGTATGAATCCACCATCACTATATCGCCAACTCTATCCATATTACTCTCATTGGCATTCACGGTCAAGTATACTTCTGTCATAGTAGCTTCTCCGTCTGTTCCTCCGGCTGATACATCCATTTGCGTAAATGATGCTTGATCTGTCACAACCCAGCTACTATCACAAATGACATAATAGCGCATTTGAGTGTACGATCTTGGAATATCGTTTTCTGGTACAATAGTAGGTGTCGGTCCTATATAAATTAACGTGCTATATGTTACAACATTGTTATATGCTCCCATCTGGCCTACAGTGATGATATGACCTTCCGTTGCTTCATCCGCTAATTGCAAAGCAATTAATCCAGCACGAGGATCTTCTTCCGAACTGTACAACACATCTATCTTGATGTATATTTTCCCGTCAGATTTTTGCAAAGAACAGGTGACCCAACCAGCGGCTAAAGATTGAACAAGAATATCCGCTATATCTACGTTGGTATCCAATTCTAGTAATTGGCTGCCTTCGTTGTTTGTATTAAAGAATACGTAGTTAGAAGTCGGGCGCACATAGGGAGTAGAAGATATTTCGCCCTCTTGTTCTGCGCTTATAATTTCTGTTATGCCGGAAGGGGTAGAAACATTTATCGTACCGGTCCTCTTTTCTCCCGTATTAGCAGAAGCATAAACGGTTATCTCCGTATCATTTCCCTCCATTGCCATGAGCCAGGATTCGGAAGGCCTCAAGGTTAGATTCATCACTTGGTAGTTACTTTGGACTCCTACATATACGTCATTTCCATCTTTGTCAATAGTTACGTTATCGGGAGATAATACTAAATAATCTCCTTCGGCTGTCTGGGTAACAACACAGTTAGCTCCTTCTCCGCCTTCTACCACTGTTACAAAACCTATATCATCCTCTCTGGATTCACTTGTGATATTCGGGGAGACTGTTACCGTTATATCGAATTCTCCGGCTCCTCCGCTTTCCTGGGATAAAGTAACCCAGCTCGGGTGATAATCAATCTGCCAGTCTGTATTGGCGGATACGTGAATAGTATAGTCTCCGCCTTGGCGGATGACAGATAAGGTGTCTTGGTCGATGGTGACGGAGGGAGTTACGCTTTCTTGATTTATCTTAAGCATTACCCCTTCCTTATTTTCTGTTATAAACTGTACAACTCCAGTTCTAGTTTGTCCAGATACATTAGTGCCAATTTTAAATACAGCATCTCCATTTCCCTTTCCTTGATTTTTTCCTTCATAACTAATAAAGTCCGAACCTTCCACGACTGTAAACGACCATCTTGTATTCGACTTTACCTCCACTTTATAAAAAGACGTCAATGGGGAAGCCTGAATAGATTCAGGAGAAATAATAATCCATTCCTTTATCTTTATATCCAAAGCTCCTGATCCCTCAATATCTATCGACATTGTTACAAAATCACCCCTCTTGCCCGTAATCGTCATTCGGGTAATCATACCATCACCCTTTATTGTTAATCGCTCATCTGTTACATATTCATCAGCACTTACAGATAACGCATGAGGCTCCACTGTTCCGATCATCAAAGAAATAGATTCATTTCCGACAAGCGTCTTGAAAACATCAATTGCATCCACTGAATCACTAATCAAATAACCGCTCGATGCCCGCCAGTTCTTTCTTTTCTTTTTCTTTTTCGTCCATTGGCCGGTATCAGGACTACCGACTTCTATAGTGTCAGCCTGTATGTCGATCTCGCATGTTGTTGAATAAGCAAGAGCCTTATATTCCTCTTCCTTCCGTATGAACAATATCAGATCGTTTCCTTTTATCTTTGCCATATTAATCAGGTATATTTTCAATCATTATCTCCTCTGAATCGTCAGCCCATTCTATTTTTTCTGAAAGAACACGGTAATTCTTTCCGTCTCTCGTAAGCCTTGCCATCGGAGTTAATTCACTTCGTTCAACCGTTATATTAAGCTTTTCTGTAGTTCTTCCGTAAACCTGTTTTAGTATACCCAAAAGACGCTCTTCTGCCAGCATACTCGCACCCTCCTCTATAAAATACAGAGGTCCCACATCTCTTCCGGCTCCGGATAATGTATTGTATGCGGCAGGATTGTTATTATTACTTGCTATCTTTAACTCTATTTCTTTCTCCTCGGAAGTACGCCTTTTCAGGATAGAAACGTACACATTATCCTGATTGCTGGACTTTCTTATTTCACTGACATTGTCATCTTTATAATAATCTACTTTCAAGTTGTCAAGGTATAATTGCTGATTTCGATATACAAGATCAGATACTTTACCAAAAGTAGTAGCATGTATTGTTAATTCCACCACTCCCGACAAGTCTTCATTTATCGGCATTACATACCCGTCAGCCCCGTTATAGGGCTGATCCAAAGTTTTAGTACTTAATATTTTCCCTGGCACTGAATTATCGTTTTCGCTGCCTAACTGAATCGTAAACCAAGTTTCATTACTTCCCCATGCACTGCCATTCCAATATTTATCTCCTATTCTAAATTTAATTTCCAACTCTCCCGCTCCGTTATCCTCATATAACGAACCACCCACAGCCATGTTATAGCCGTATACTTGCGCAGAAACAACAAATGCACCACTACTGTATTTTGCAGCATTAGGTGACTGCATTTTCAATATCGGCATAGTTCTTGCTAAAAGCAAAGGGGGCGGTTCTGGGGAATTAGATGTTTTATACGGCCTGTTAATTATCCATATTCCACTTTTATAATTATAATTTCGCTTATTTTCAGACTCATCCAAAGAATATATATCCCTTTTTACATACATTGCCCCTATGCCGGCACTCATGTTCGCATAATTATAATCTTGGCTTATATACGCACCAAGATTTTCGCTATAACCATATACCAACATGCTCACATTTAAATCAAGACTTTCGTAAGCAATTACTCTTTTATATTCCTTTCCATAGACATAAGAGTTATCTGTACCGTTATGTATGACACTCATATACCCCTCATCAATGGAAGGAACAACCGTACCTACTGTATTTATCTTTGAGGTGATCTTAACTTTATTTACCCCTTGCAGGATCTCCTTTTTATTATAGATACCGTCTAAAGACAGGGAGGAAAACGCAACAAGAGCCATAGACCGGTCTCCGTAAGAGAAATTTCCACCATAAACCAAATTTCTCAAATACTCCACCCTAGTGATATAATAGGATTGAGATTTTCCAACAAAGTAGAGCGTCTTTTGGCGTTCCTGCAATGTCCATCCCCAAAATTTACAAAACTCTTCAAGAAAAGAAAGACATGTATCGGCATCGTATCTTTCCCAATCCTCCGCATCACGATCATCAGATCCATTATCCTCAAAAAACGTCTGGCGGGAAAGAGCGACACTAAAAGGAGTTTGCGCACTCTCATTCTCACTATACCATACCTCTTTCGGGAAATAGATGTAATTAAAATCTACACCGGTGGACTCGATACACTCCAACAATAGTTCTCCCAGTTTGACAAGACTCATTTCTTTTGCCTGATCCAAATAAACTCCCTCCAGTATACCCAGTGGAGAAATCAGAGGAAATTCTGTTATCAATGGAGTAATATCCCAATCTTCAGAGAAAGTATCAGCCTGCATATATCCACACCAGCATAATTCTTCATCTATGTGCAATTCTACATAATGCTGACTGTTGTCCTCTGGCATCAGACCGTCAAGATCACCATTATCTATGACACGTAAATAGCCGGTTTGCGTCCGGACCGGTTTTAGATAATCATCATCGGAATCCTCCTCTGTTGTAATCGGATTTACAGCCGGTTCCAGCTGGGTAATCGTGCCCGTCCAGTCCTTTTCATATATATCAATCAACGCATCTTTCTCATTCAGTGTCTTAAACTTCACCTGCCAACGAATTGCTCTTGCCATTTCCTTTATTCATTAGGTTTTCCATTACTTTAGCCTTCTTACGCAAAGCCTCTATCTCTTCTTCGGTTACTTCCGGCTTATCTTCTATTTCCCAAGGAAATTCGATATCCAAATCTTTACCGGTCTGAACCTTATGAAACACCTGGGACAGCATACGGGTACGCTCCCAGTCCTGACGATAACGCCTGTTCAGACCTACTATATAATCCCTGGCTTCCGGCACGCCCATACGGTTAAAAAAATAGTCGGGAGAACAACCGCCCTCACCGACTATCAACTGATATACTTCACGGGCGTTTAGCCTTTTTACCGCACAGTCTTCCGGGTTCTCTTCTTTTTTTTTTCATTTTCTTCCTCTGCTTCTCCGGTCAATACCTCCATACGCTTTGCGTAATAGTCGCTCATAGCGTTAACCAAACTGATATTATTCAAAGCAAGCATAAAGTCCTCAAAAGAAAGAGTGAAATCTTCATTAGCCCGAAGCAAGATGCAGTAATACATGATGTGAATACACAAAGTTTTCCTGGGATCGAAAGGCAGTTTCTTTCCTGCAATCACTTCGTATGTATACATCGGTCCCCATATACTATCAAATGAGAACTCGTATTCTTTGTCTCCGATTTTTACTTTCATTCAGCAGCGACTTTTTTCAATGCACCATATCCGGTCAAAGATATTGATACACTGGCATTACTTCCTTTTGTCGCATCTCTATCAAGTGCTGTAATATGTGCCTTCCCCTGATACATTCCTTTGGTAGGTATCGTCCACCCGGCCTCCGGAAGCCCGTCATTACTTGCGTTAGTTGGGAATCCGACAGTAATATCCAATGGATTTCCTGCAACAAACAAATCAAATAGCATATCATATACATAATCATTAGTGCGATCTTTATCCGCACTGTCTACCGATTCATTGGTAGCACTCCAGTTCATGTTGCCAATCTCGGCAGCATCCCAGAAGCCATCGTCTTTAGTTGCACTATCCACTGTGTTAGCGGCCAAACTAATTTTACAGCTCGTTGACAATGCTACGACTTTGCCGTCAATCCACAGCATCAAATCTTTCCCATTTAAACTTTTAGCTTTTGCCATATCAATCTTTATTTAAGTTAATAATCTACCGTTTTTATATTAAAATACAATTCAATACTGAATGCATCTATTTCCTGAAGGTAATTCTCCGAACTCCCGGACAAAACACAGTCCGTCACTTCGAATTCTTCATATTTACCTGATACGCCTTCCAGATCATAACGGACCATTTGCGCAATCTGTATCGCTGAAAAATATGTCTTTGCGATCACGACAACAGATATACTCACGTTGTCCTCACAGCTCCCATCCTTCGTATCGGTAGGGGTTATTCCGGCACTCCCGAATACTATAAATGGATATTTCGGAGCACCTTCCGGAATGACAAGAGGATAAATCCGATTATCTACCTCTTTTGTCAGTTTATCATCTTTTGACAATACACTGTTTATATGAATACCAACTAATAAACTCATGCTTTTTTATATTACCTTCGTTCAGCGTTTTTAGGTTACTTTCCATAACCGGCTTCCGTTATAGCTTGCTCTAACTTTTGCGATAAAGTATCAGCAGATCTTCTTACTGCCGAGTCTGCTACTGAAAAGAAATTTAGCGCACGTAACGACCCGCGATTAGCCGTCTTTCCGGTCTTTCCCCTCGTTCTCGTAAATGCCATACGGTTACCTGTTCCTTGATTATGCATGCGCAAAATAAACGACCGGTCACGGCCATAATAAGAATCTACCTGTATAGTTCTTGTGCTTCTCTTCCGGTTTCTCAATATTCCGCTCCTTCCACCTCTTGAAGGCTCATAAGAGCTTGTCTTCCCTGTTGAACGCTGATTATAAAGAGATACGTTACCGCCTAAAGTCTTTTTATAGATGCCAACCTTAACACCTTGATAGGATTTGCGCGGGTCATTTGGCAAATTTCTCTTTGCTGCATTTTGAACCTCCCTTTTTGCCTGATTCAAGCTTTGGCGAATATATTTTTTCAGATCTTTTTTTCTTATTATTTCGTCATAACTCAATCCACGCAATAGACCAAGCGCACCTCTGGCATCCGTTATTACAACAGGAGTCTTAATTATGTAACCAGCTTCTTTTCCTGCCATACCATCAACCCTTTAAAATTACCCCTTTGCCGGTTCTCTTACCGTAGTTGTTGATTACGGTCACGATCTGTTCACCGGTTACTACCGTTTTACTGCCACCACCTCCCAGATTTCCGGAATGAATGGCATTATAGAGTTTTTTCTGATCCGCTTCATTCATAATCATTTCTCCGCTACTTACACGGGCAGTTATACCGTCCATGTAATTATTACCTCCAATTACACCACCTTCCGCAAAACTTGGAATACTCATAATAGCCGCAATAACGGAAGCGACGGCAGCTACGGCCATTATAGCACCAACAAAGGGAATACTGGCAACGGACGAAGCAGCACCGGAGGCGGCTGCTTTTGTATTGGCGTTAGCTTCTTGGTTTTTAGCAGCCGTCATTGCTTCTATGGCTGGAATAGCAGCAGCTACCGCACTGGTAACACCTCCGAGATAGTTAAGCATAGCCCCAAATGTACTATCAGAAAGATTGCCTATTTTCCCTAAAGCGGTTCCAATACCTTCCAATCCTTGCGTCATTTTATCCAGCTGTTCTTTCTTTTCTGAAACACCGTCCAGCTCGTTTGCGTACTGTTTCCAGATGGTTATCTGCTCATTCAGGTATTTTTTCTCTTCCTCGTTCGCGACAGATAACATGCTGGTATACTCCTGAATCTTATTTTTCGCAAGCGTGTACATATCCATTTTAGAACGTAGGGTATCCATGGGATCTTCACCCTCCTCCTTTTCATCCTCACTGTTTATCATTGTAGCCTGGATCGGTTGTGTCAGGACGGGAAGAGTTTTTCCGGTACTGATTGCATCCAACACCGTTTGACTAAGTGCATCTTTACCGGAAATTGCGGTTTTTATTTCTTCGTTTAGCTGTTCATTGTTGAAGATCGGGGCTATAGTTTTACTAGTACCACTACTTTTATTCAAACCTAAAACTGTATTCTGTTTTTCTAAAGAGCGTTTTTGATATTCATAACCTCTTTGTTGAAGTTCCAAGGCATACTCATAGTCGGATATCATTTGCCTTCTTTCTTCGTTGTTGTCATTACTTAAGATATTTTGCTTTTCAAGCTCTGCGTTTTGCGCTTTGAATAATTCAATTTGTCTAGTTATTTCTTTATTTTCAACCATTTGAACAGAACCACTCATCACACCACCACCAATTGTTTGTGCATAGTATTGCTTTTTTTTCAAATCTTTTAATCTCTTTTGATAGGCTGTCAATGCTTTCTTTTCTGCTCTAGTCGAGAAATCATTATTGCTGATTGAAATGTATTTATTAATATCTTCCAATGTCCAATCGCTTCTTCCAAATCTTGCTGATAATGATTTAAGCAGTGTTTTTTCTGTACCTTTTTGGGTATCTGTAACATCCCTTTGAAAATTATCTATCAATGTTCGCAACTCATTATATGCCGACACACGCTCTGTTTTTGTTTTAGTCTGATCGTCTATTATCCCCTCCAGACGAGCAAATTCGCGTTCAAACGTACGCGTATTAAACCCCATTGATAATTTGGCATCTTCAAGGCTATCCCTCAATGCAGATAACTCCTTCATATTGGCAATCGTGCGTATAAGCCCACCATTAAAAGCATCCCAATTTCCCGTAGCTATAGACTGAAAGAAAGCATCAACAGTTGATTTGCAAGCATTTATGGTATTATCCCACTCATCCCCTAGTTCTTGAGAAGAATGCAATATTTTATTCATTGCTTCAAGCCCTCCCATAGCAATTCCTGCCGCACCTGCCACTTTGGTTATAGCTCCCGCAGCCTTAGACATTACATTATTCATTGATACGTTTTTATCAATAAATTTGTCTAATCCTTTTTGCGCCTTCTGTAACCCTCCGTTATATTGGGTCGCATCCATTATCAAACGTGTTATCAAATTTGCCATTGCGTTCAGTTTTAAATTAAAACGGGCGGATGTTTATTTCCGCCCGCATACCATAAGTTTTAATAAAAGAAAGGATGGCAAATATTACTCGGCTACACACTTGCCGAGAACAAATGCTTCCGGACGTAATGTAGTCATAGACCAGTCTGCATTTAACGTCAAGCGTACGGTGTCGCTTGTTGCACCTGTATACGGGTCAATAATGAAACGCTGCTGTCCGAATCCCTGCAATGGTTCATATCCCCAGTACCCGAAACCTACGTAAGTATTCGTATCGTCATTAATGTAGTTAGTCGTGAAGATAGGAACACCGGCAATAGCTCCGTTTTCAACAATCATTCTTCCGCTTCCCGGAGTACGTTCTGTTGATTCCAATTCGCCCTTTGTGTACTCATCCATAACGAAACACGGATTCAAACCTTCTATGCCCTTCAAAAGAGCTAAGGCACGCATTAGGATCAATTCTTTGTAAGTCGGAATCGCACCGTCAAATGCAATATAATTAGCGGCCTTTCTCTTTGCCTTTGTTGTCAATGTACCAACCGCAACCGGTGATGTCTTGGCAATTGCAGCGAACGGACCAACCAACTTATGAGAAACAGTCGTTGATGTGGTAAACATAAACTTGTTAAGCGTACGAGCCATGGCCTGGGGCAATTGCTGTCTTACCACCTCATAAGCAACACCATCGGTTTGCATGATAGTTTGATTTGTCATCTTGACAGTCACACCCACACGAACCGGCTCCGGTTTGATTTTTCCAAAATCTACCTTTTTGTCAGTCAGTTCAACACCTTCTCCGGCTACTTCCGCCTCAATAGACCCTACAGTAGGCCATAAATAGTCACCGGAAAGACCGGTCATCAAAGGAAGGCCGACTTTATTTAAAATCAATCCTTCTTCCAGCGGAGGCAGAATGTCGTTGATTGTCAGCGGGATCAACGGTTCTGCACCGGCAACCATCATTCCGGTATACTCGCGCTTTAACTGGATATTTTGAGGAGATTTAATATGCTCTCTTAAGAATGCGTCGAAAGCTGCTTCACGGCTTGTCACTACGACATATCCCGTCTTTTCAGCGGATGCAATTCTCACATCAAGCACATTCATTTCACGTTCAAGAACCTTCAGCTCCTCTTTCTCCGGATCGGTGAATTCCCGCTTGTTCTCATTTTCCGCAGCGTCCGCAATCTCATTCATGCGAACTACAATCTCTTCTCTTCTTTTAATGTACTGCTGTACACTTACTTTTTTGTCCTTACTCATATTTTCCTAATTAAAAAAACGTTGTTTACTTCTTTGTCTAACTTCTCGTATTGCCTGCTCGCGCTTACTTATCTCTTCCGCACGTTTAGCCTCATCCTCATTACTTATTTTTAAGCCGGATCGCTCTATTTCTCTAGCGGTCACACTAGTTTGCGTGTACGCAGGATCAGATGCAATTGTCATTTCGTACACCATTCCAATCTTCTTCACATGACGGATCAGAACATCATCTTCATTCTTGGTGTAATTGACCGCGGAAGATTCATCGCTCCAATAGGTAAAGGAGCTTCCGCCCATATCCCCACGTTTCACCAATTCCAGCGCATTATTCCCATCAGACGTGTTGGGTGCCTCAAATTCATATTTTACGCCAATATCATCAACGGATAATTTTAATGTGCCAACCCCTTTATTACTTCGGGCAAGCAACTTTTCACGATTATGCCACATCGTCATTTTAATATCCATTTGCGCAAGCTCCTGTTCGGTTATTGCACCCGGCTCTATAATTTCACGATAATCGTCCCAATAATCCACTAACATTCGGCTTTCAACACCAAACACAATCGCATAACCTTCAATTGTACGCCCACTTCCTTCACCTTCCAGGGCTTCCCGTAAATGCGGCTGGAAATGTCCACCTTGCGCACTTCTTATTTCTCTTTTTCTTTCTTCCATAACTTACAAACAGTTCAATAGGTGCTATCTTAGAAGATGCATTCCATATAGAAGTCATCCTATCAGAGATTCCTTCTATAGAAGATGCTGATTATTACTCTTTCTACAATACTTTCTTTATCCCTTTTTAGGTTACCCGCTCTCAACACTACTTCCTTCGTCAATCACATTACAGACTATTGATATGCTACCATCCACTTTGCTCCTGTTGAAACTTTCTATAGCATAAACCCGTCCGTCCCACTCCAGACGGCAACGGTCATTAATCAAAGGATTGTTCCTCATGGTAACGCTTATGCTTCCTGACATCCATACTTCACCGGAGGTTAACGCCTGGACACCCTTCTGGTAGACAACATTCGCCCAAACGGTCTTTTCTTTTGAAAAAGTTACTTTCTGTTCGCCAAACTTCCCTCTATCAACCATAGAAACCAAAATTCCCACACGTTCGGTTAAACTACCTGATCTTAGCATATCAAACCTCCCTATCCGTTAGTTTACGATATGGTTTACAATAAACTTCCAAGGAATACGGGACAGAGTTTTGAGCGACAGAGGCTACGGGTTCTCTGTTCCTGTAATTATGTGCCGCAAGTATGAGAATAGCTAACTTTAATCGGTCAGGGAACAGTTCTCCCTCCTGTGATCCTCCGTTCTTTTCTGCATAACCCATACGTTTCAACTCATCCAAAGTCCGGTGCGTGCCTTCGATTATAGCATCTTCAGCAGCAGAACCATATAATGTAATGATGTCATCCTCATCTTCGAAATCAACCCGCATCTGGGCTTTCAATTCATCTAATGTTACTACTCTTAATTCAGACATTTTCTTCCTCCTTATTGCTTTCCGGCTTTTCAAAGCCCCTTGAAATATCAGATGTTTCTCCGCTTAGTTTTGCACTTCCTAAAGGAGCCAGATTCACGCTTAGATAAACATCATCTCCTTTATCTACCGGACGTTTGTCGCTTTCCCTACGCAAATCATTTACACTCGCCTGTCCATTATCCAAGCGGGCTTTATCCCATTTGGCCTTACTATCCAGATCCAATGCATACAAACTGCTCAAATCATATTTAAACTTGTAGTCCTGATAATTATCTACGGTCAATAGTTTTGCTGTAAATTCCCGCTCAATCTCTGTGACAATAGGCTGTAATGCCTCGGTATAGAAAGCAATATTGCTAACTTCCACACTCTTGTAGTTAGCGTTGCTATCGTCCATCAATTTAGAAGGAGGAACGTTAAAGAAACGGGCTATTTCACGAAGAGTGAATTTCTTGCTTTCAAGAAACTGCATGTCTGCCGAACTCATACTAATAGGCGTCAGCGTTCCATCTCCTCTAATTTTCAGAATATCATCACCGCGGTTCAATGCATCTTGAATATCATCACCCATTCCCTCTATTTGCTTGTCCTGATATTCTCCCCAACCTTTAACGGATACATCATTTTGCAAAATAGCCTTGAATCGTCCACCGGTAGCAAATCTTTTCAAGGTTTCATTGTCGGCTGTAGCTGCAATATTTAACGTCGTGGCGGCATAAGTTATCGTAGATACACCCGTATATCCACCATCCCTACTTACATTCTTCAGGTGAATCATACCATCGGCATCTACCGTCTCATATATCTGATTGACTACATCATTGATTGTATACACATTACGATACATATCGTAAGACACAGACCCAGGAGTGCATAAATACATTTTTTCAACACCATTAAATCTGTTTTTCCTGGGATATATATAAGCATTTCCCTGCAAAAGAATCATTGCTACAGCATTCTTCATCATAACAAACGAATTCATTCGTTCATTAGGGCGGACACTCAACAGATAATTAAGTAGCTTCCCGTCTTTATCATCGTATAGTTTAAAAAAATCCCCTACACGATCTTTTCTCTTATATTGCAGCGTTAACGAAGCTACAGACGAAGAAATCAGATTCACAGCACGGAAAACAGCCGCTATCTTCATTGCCATTTCCGCGCTGCTTACGTATACTACATTTTGCTTATAATCACCACCGGAAAAGCTCTTGTTTTCACTCGAATTCCCAGTGGGAGCCTCTCTCTTGAATAGATTTAATAAATTATATTTCATCATATTAAACTGTTACATAATACAGTCCAATACGAGATTTAGGCTACCTATTGTCATAGTTGTTATAAAGCCAGAACGTCATCAAAGAGGCGATAGCACCGTCTATCTTTAGATTTTCCTTTCTTTTAAGAGGCTTTTTATTACACATCCTATCCTCATCCAGATAACAGTTCCCAAAACAATACGGAAGTATAGGATTCATAGACATCGCAACTTTTGCCGGTCTACTCTTTGCGGCCATTTCAAAAGTTTCTACTGGTGAGGTAAAAGCACCGTAAGTTTGAGGCACAGCCCGTAGAATCTTTTCCGGCTTGGTTCCATAGGACATTATTGCAGCAGACAAAGCATTTACTACCTCCTGCGATTTGTAAGCATCATAACCTATCTGAAGGATAGTAAGCTTCTGATTACGTCTCAACACGTCCTCAACAATCACACTGTCGCTTATAACCGCTCCCGGACATACTTTCATATAGCCGGCATTTACCCAAACTCTATACAATTCTTTATTCGGATGATTCTTTAATGTTTCTTCCGGAATATAGCAATCCATCCAAAGATAAAACTTGCGCTGTGCGCGGCTATAGATATTGTATACCACAGCCGAAAAGTCATCACTTACCGACAAGTCCAATGCAGCCATAGCTTCCGGCCTCCCCTGTATGTCTTCTACACTGAAATTTGTCATTAAAGACCGTGCCAGACTTTGCGGTATCCAATCCTTTACTCCTCCGGATACAAAAATGTTCAATAGCTTGGTTTTAAATTCAATCATAGCCTCCGCATCATGTTGAGCCTTATCCCATCTTTGTTTGTAGTAGCTTTCCTGGACCGTTATACCGATATGAGGATTACATTTTTTCCAAACTTCCGGTTTCCCCATTTCTTCGTCACACATCTCCCAAGCATCAGGCATAAACAAGGAAGCAAATTGAGAATCATCCGAATATTCACCCTCTAATATTCTTTTTGCATTTTCCAACTCCCGAGAAAACGGACCATCCTCTACACGGGAGGCGGTAGTTATTATCATTGTCAACGGCTCACGTCTTGTACCCATAGAGGAGGTTAGCACTTGTAGAAGTTCCGCACCGTCAGAATGATCCCGAACATATTTAGCTTGTGCATATTCATCAAAAATCACCAAAGAAGCGTTCAATCCGTCTTTTGTATCTCCTCCTCCGGTAAGACACTCAACAAATGCCTCCCGACCGAATTTATTAGGCTTCCAATGCAAAGTTTCCCGCGTTGACTTAAAGTATTTCCGACGCGGATCTAGTTGCTTGACAATCTTGCCTATCTCTTCAAAACAAATCTTTGCCTGTTTATAACTATTTGCGGCAGTATAAGCCTGGGCATTCGAATCACCAAACAGAAATTCATTTACTGCCAGAGATGCCGTACTAGTCGTTTTAGAAAACTTTCTGGGAACAAACAGAATAGCCTCACGTACCAAACGCCTCAACTCATATCTCTTCCCCCCCTCTATTTTTTTAGTAAGCTCCTCCGTATCAGACATACCTTCAGCAGCACCAACCTCCTCCCAACGGTAAAAGCCCAATATGGAAGCAAACTGAAAATACTGTATAGGGGTCAACCTGTAACATCTTCTACCGTCCATTCCGGAAAACTTAAGACTCTCGTACAGCTTGGCAAACTTCTTCACCTTGGACGGACGAAAAACGTATGTATCCATCAGGCGAAAGAACTTTATAACAGATAAGATTTCGTATAGATTATGCCCCTGTGGATGATTCCTGACCTCATCAACATACAACAACAGGCGGTCATCTATAGTATCCAACTGATAACGTTCTACATCAATGGACAACAATTCTTGAACTTTATCATTCTTGTATTCCCTGGTAGATACATCAAGCACATTAATCCTCCTTCAAACCTTCCATCAACTTGGTTAGGGCATCAGTTTCCTCATTATCACTCTCCTTCTTATCATGACGTACTTCCTTATTCATCATTAGTGACTTTAAAGAAGCCTGCGCAGCTTTAGCTACCATACAGTAAGTATCATAATCCGGATTCTTTATTGAACGATCATTCCCCTCCCTGCTTTTTTCCATCAAAGACACTTTCTTTCCGTAAACCTGTCTCGCCACGTCACGAAAAATAATCAGAACGGAAGCGGTAATTTCTACCTGATAGGTAAACTCCGGAGAATATTCTTCCTTTGCGGCCAACAACTTCTGTATTCTCTGCTTTAACGCCTTGACTTTATTGTCATATTCCTTGTTTTTCTCCATAAGTTAAAAATTTTAAGCATACCTATTTTTGCTAATTGAACACATTGTTTTTTTCTTCTAATTTCTTACCCCCACAGCCATTTTTCAAAAATCAAAAAAATGTCTCTCCTTAGGGGCAGTGGATTTGAGTGTTTGAGGGGTCAGAAAAAAACACCTCCCCCCCTCTAGTTAAAATACGTTTATTTTAACTAAAAGTAACGTTTTGCAAATCTTTCCGTAACACGTCGGCAATTCTCCCTAACATTCTCCTTTTTCTTTGATCCGAGGAGCGCATGCGCATTGGCATGACACTCTTGACACAGTGATCGCAGATTGGCATAATCAAACATCAAACCTTCCATTTCATCTACACTTAAAGCGGTTTCTGCCGGAATGACATGATGCACTTCTGTTGCTGGTTCAACAATATTTCTTTCTATACAATCTTCACATATTGGATTGGCATTTATCTTTTTCTTTCTTAATACCTTCCATCTCTTAGACTGTATCATTTTTTTATAATCTACATTCTTACTCATACTTATCAAGTGTTTCAATTTTCGAACGAACAGGGACACGACCATATTCAGGCTTTTGTTTTAAGGCTTCAAAATCTCTTCTTATCGACTTGACGGCCTCATCATCCGCAATAAGTTCAATCATATATTCAAGAATCTTTATGTAATTAGATTCTCCTATATCATTACCTATACTTTCTATATATCCGGCTATTCGCGGGAATAGCTTTCTTATGATTGATCGCAACGCATTTTCTGAATTAGATGTTACACTCTCCTTTTCTCCGGCAATTACAAGCCTTTTGCAGACATAACCTCTCCGACCAATCTCACTGAAAAGATTTATACTTTCAGTGAGCTTCAGGTTTCTATTTCCACCCGGCCTTGTGGTTATTATCCGAGTCTTCTTGTTTTGATAGCCCTCAAATATCTTGGCAAACTCATTCAGCTGGTCACTTTCCTCCATTTCCTTATCAGCGTACTTCAAGAATGCAGAGAGCAAATACTGCATAAGTTCATATCTGCTTCCAAAGCCATATTCATTAACTATCCTATCAACCCTTTCTGCTGTCTCCGGAGACACCTTGGATTGAATACTTACAAACTTCAATTGTCTCTTATCTTTCATAATTTCCTATTTTAATTTACCATCCTCCTTCATACATTCCGCCAGTAGGTTGCTGTCTGCTTGGTTCATAACACTAAATCTATACGCCAAACAGGCTTGTTTGTACTAATGTTCCTTTTCCCGTTTTTATCTCTCCGTGACATTCATAACGGAAACGAGAATTACCTTCTTTAAAATAGAAGTTGTCTTTTTCACATCCCCAGTAATCGAATCCTAGCTTGTAAGCTGCAATTCGGCTACTTTGACTACCCATGTGAGCATCACCGATCTTATAACTGGGGTTAGCATATTGATTGAGTAGCCATCCATATAGAATTACAGGCTTTTGGCAGGGGTGAATCCGCTTTTCATTCAACTTTTTGTTTCCTTGCTGGATAATTGCCTTAGATAAATCCTTTCCGCAATAGGTTCCCTGAATCATTCCCCGCCACATACAATATACAAGGTCAGTTCTGTCATTCATACTGCAGTAAGCTATTTCACAATCGTATTGGTCAGTATCACCATTTAGCTTATCCCAAACAATGCGTCCACCGGTAAAGTCGTAATTAAAGTAGTTTACTCCCCATATTATCTGATTTCGGCTAACCCTTTTTACTTCATCGAAATATTCTGGAGGGGGAACTCGTGAATCCCAATCGGATTTCGGATAAACGAATTGTTTGACAGGCAATATGTTTCCATTATTCTGTTTTACTGTATTGGGCTTGATCGAAGGATTATCCGCTCCAATTCCGTATGGTGGATCATCTATGAACAAGTCAAAAAAGTTATCTGGGAATTTCTTTAAGAAATCCATTCGGTCTATATTGTATACTTCGCTTATTGGCATGGCTATTCCTCCTTTAGTCAACTAAAACAAATTCGTAAGCAAATACATAAGGATTGGATTGAAAAACTCCTTTGCCGGAAACTTTGTCTATCAGGGCAGCAAAAGCTTGTTGAGCTACATCTGTTGATAAATATCCTCTTTTTGTATGAGGGGTATGATATCTCTTTATTCCATCATTATCAGTATACGCATGAATAATCCCCTCTTTCAAGCAATCTTCATCGGATATTTCCTGTAGGCGTTCAACCTTGATCCCGGTAATTTCGATATGGTGGGGCATTAGGTCGGCTTTCACAAACATTTTATTTTTAAATCCTGCTCCACAATACTTCTTGTTAATCGTTGATGAATCTACGAAGAAATCATTAGGACAATTCCCTGAATGAAATACCGTTTCATAACTTTGCGCAATGGCAATAACTTCTCCGACCTTATATCTTGCATAATTATTTATATAGGCTTCTATTGATTTCCTCCCCCATTCCTGTTTTAAGGCATTATCAAAATTATACTCACCAAGTTTATCCAATTTTATTATCCTTCTCGTCATAGTCTTCCGACCATCTAATACGGCTTGAGTTAAGTCAAATTTATCATTGAACATTATTTTCTTCATGATTATTCCTCCCATTCTACTCTAACTGTAGCTTTGCATGTAACATCTTTTTCATTGACTTTCATACGCATGGCTTCTTCTTTTGATTTGTGAACCGCTCCAATACATCTTTCCATGAATGTTTCATATATATTTATCCATCCTTCTTTCTTTTCTCCCACCATGCATAAATCTTTTGGATGGTCTTTTTCTCCATCAAAATAAAATCCCTCTTTATTATAAAGAGCAGGATATTCACCGCTATTGTCAGAGTCTTTAATTAGGACAACAAGAGGAAATCTTTTGTTATCTGCATCAAAACATACAATTCTAGCTCTAAATCCTTCTCTTGTACATACAGGTGCACCTGCTTTTGCTTTTTCTAAATCAAATGGTTTCATAATTTTATTTCTCCTTTTCTTAACGATACATTTCTATTACTACTCTATTTTCTGGGACTCCATCGTCAGGGTGTACATCAGTAAAATCAATTACAGCAAAATCAAATAAATCGGGGGTGTATTCAGTTTGATAATCTCCCGTATTCATTACGATATTTATTTCGGCATCTTTATTACTGACTAACATTAATTCGTTAATCATATCTTGAACAGTAATTATTCGTTTCATTTATTTCCCTCATCCTTTAATTCTTCACAATGCAACTTATAAGCATAGGCAAACATCTTCAAAGTAGCAGGCTCAAAGTGAAAGTCTGCTTGTTTGCCATCTACTACAACAGAAACACATAAATCTCCATCACAAAAATCAATATATGCCATAGCATCGTCATTCCCTCTGATAGAAAAGGCCTGTGTCTGTATACTATCCATGACTCACCTCCTTTTCTTTAAAGTGTTCTATTAGCTCTTCTACGGTAGCCTTGTGGTAATTCCCTGAAATGATTGTTGCGTGCATCCAATTTATATCCCAAAAGAATACGCTACCTTTAGGCTCTGTAAAATAATGGTCGTTACCCACAGCATCATTATAAGAAACACTAAGCGGTGAATCTGCTATGAACCATTGATTTTCGTTTGTATCATCCCTCAATGCGGCTATTGCCAAGAAAAGTTCTTCGTTAGTTCCGCAATCAATAAAACTATCGTCTAGTGATACATTATAAGGAACATATTCACCGTCAATAGTTGTAACTAATTTGCTATCATCAGTTATTTGAAAAGGGTTGCCATATTTTCTATATCCCAACTCCTCCAACTTCTTCCTAAGCTCCGGTGTATTGCGTCTAATAAACGTTGCTGTTGTAAATCCCATAGTTGCTAATTTAATCAATCCATATAACTTTAAGAATTAACACAAGGAAGGATAATCCGATTGCTCCTAATGTAAAAGCACCAAATAATTTTACACGCTTGTTTAGCTTTTGGTTATTCTTAGATTCTTCATTCCAGTTTAATACTATTGTTAGTCCCAATTGTAAAAATAGCATTGTTATTGCTATTGAAAATAGCACTTTTAATAAGTAATCCATGGTTATTCCTCCTTTCCAACTTTAACATATCCGTTTTCAATGCACCAACAAAGCATTTCATAGGCTGTATCAAGTAATGATTCTGATTTAAACTCTTTATAGTAATCAAATCCAACTGACATCGAATAGTATATACACCATACATCACAACCATAAGATACTGTTAGCCAACAAGTATCTGTACTTGTTTTAATTTCTTTTGGCAGTTTATCGAGAATGTCTTGTAAGGTATATGATGGAATTATTTCCCAAAATGAAGAATCTCGCTTCTGGTTAATTACATCTTCATATATTTCAAGTTCCCATTTTTCTTTTTTGTTACCCCAAAATAAGCACCAACACATACTTGCATCACTCATATCTAATCCAAGTTCCTGCAAATGTTTCATTTGGTCTATTGATAATACTTGTTTTGATTTCATTGTCATTTCTCCATTTTAAGTTCTTTCAATGCCTTTTTCGGATAATTCCAGTCGATGGAACTGCGAATAATTGCTTTAATATGATCTAATTCTAAACTATCCGGGCAATGTTTATTGAGAAAGTCCAAATCCTCTTTGATTAGTTTCTCATACGCCTCTTTACTTATCTTTATGCTCATATCTATCTTGTTATTTGGCTCTACTTCTTTACCAATTTAACTTCTGTTGGCTCTTCATCTTCCCATTTTACTTCGGGGAATAGTGCGGGATCAAGCCTAATCCAATCAAATCTATGTTTTGTTGGTTGCCAAAATTCACCATCATCAGCCTTTACGGGTCGTTCTGTGAAAAGTAACAAATCACCGTCTTTGTCTCTTGCTATATACATATTAGTCTCCTTTCTCTTGAATCCGTTCTAGTACATCTCTGTTGGCTTCCAGTATTTCATCGAAAGATGGGATTGGCAACCACGCAAGTATTTTATTAGAGCCAAACTTCCAATCTTTTTCGCCCAAATAGGAATTTTGTTGGATTTGTATTTCCCCCTTATATTCATAAAGGACTAAAACTTTTTCCAAATAGTCCGGCAACCGCTCCTCAACACTTATCCACGGGGATTGCTTGGTTCCAGCCTCATAACCTTTTGCATACACTTTTCGTAAATAGCACTCTATTACACGAGGTTGGTTTATCCGGTTAGCCAATAGGCTTATTATATCTTTTAGTATCATATATCACCTCCTTTTGGCAATAATGGTATTGGCATCCACAAATCATCATCAGATATATTACACGAATAATCATCACCATCCGAAGTGTCCCACACATGATAGTGTTTGTTATAGACAAGAATTTCAGGTTCACAATGCCCACTAATCTTTACTAATACAGGTTCGCTCTGCTCTGAAATATTTTCTTCGTCTACTGGTGGTAATTGATCTTTGGCTCTTATCCACGGGGATTGCTTTGCATGCCATTCTGCACCTTGAATGAAATTCATTTCTCCAAATTGTGCTAGATATTTGCCCGACAAAGTTCTATCAACAGTTCTGTGATTAAACAAGATATTTTCTCTTGCTGCTTCTTCTAATGTCTGTTTCATAATTATCTTTATTTGAAAGGTTATAAACTACCAAATCTAAACGAATAAAAACCGCTTCCATCTTCAAATGGGAAGAATCCGAGTGATTTTAACATTTCTAAATCTTCTGCTGAAACTTTTTCAGGCTCAATATCGACCCATAATTCATCGTGATTACAAGAAGTCGGATAATCAGGATTTCCATACTTTAGGAATATCTGCAACGCTTTTATTAAATCTTCCATATTTTTACTCTGTTTTACGGTTTTCTCTTAGTTCTTTTTCACTGACAATATTATTAGTTCTGTTACCAATATTAGAAACAGTTGTTGTATTATTGGGCTTACAATACAAACACATTTGAGTAAAAGGTGAATACACTCTCCCACACTTCGGGCAAATCCATCCTTGCTGTCCGAACATTCCGTTATACGTATTTACTGCACTTGATTCTGTTTTTGGGACAGAACCTTGATTTATACTTTCCATATTTTGATATTTTAGTTATTTCTTATGTATCAATCGTTTAATAGCATCCTTTTTAGAGTATGCCATAACTTTCTTTCCTTTTATGGTAAACTCTCTCAACTCTTTAATTGATGACTTAACTTTATTATTACGAATTAAGTTTCTTAATAAATTCTTTCACTTTACCACGCTTTACAAAGCGTTCATCAGATTTGTGCCGCCCAGCAATCACAGTGCATAAGAAAAAATCAGTCTTATCACAGTTTTCTTGCAGGCTGCAATTATCACACGGAGGGCTGGTTCTCAATGAAACCAACTCATGCAGTTCATCATTGATTATTATTCCATTCATATCTATATTGTTTTACGCTAATTGTTTTAAATAATAATCGCATCTAAATCCCTTACGAGGTGAAAAATCAGCAAATTCAAATGACTTAAATAACCACATTTTATTTGCCCACCTTGCAAGGTCTAACTCATATTGTTTAGGCTTTCTTTTATTCGTGAAATCCCGGTAGGGTTGAACAAACGGAGTAATGCCTAAACTCTTCAATGTGTTAAGCCGAAACAAATCCTGCTCAATGGTAGAATTGAAACCGACCAAAACATAGCAAGTAATCTTATAAGGTTTCACATACTTGATCATTTCTTTCAGCCGATCAGTCAAATCTATTTGGGGTAAGTCCCAAGCTATGTGAATATTTTGTTTCATCTTCAACTTATTCAACCAATATGCCTGTTCCTCATTCATTATCCGCACATCAACTCCGTGCAGTTTTACCGGTTGTTTGGCTTTCAATAGATAATCAATAGCATTCCTCCACTCTGGATTAGCAAAGAAATTATTATCAAGCACTTCAATCCACTTTCCTTTCGGGTTCAGCTCCACCGGCTCAACAGTCTGAATGTATCCTTCTTTCTCACGAACGAGACAGAACGGGCATTTCCGAATACATCCCCTGCTAAAAAACTGTATGGAAAAAGGATATTGCGGATAAATGGAGTAGTCCATCAATGAACTGTTCTCCACATCTTCAGGAAGTCTGCTTGCAATATTATACCCGGTACCACCTTTTTCGATTACATCAGCCTGCAATGTCAGATAGTTGAAATCCGGAGTGAAAGTAAACACCTTACTTGCCATCACCTTGTCGTATCTGTTGAAAGGTGTAGCCCATTCTACTTGATCACCTTTCGTTTTATAATATGCAGAGGCACGCATAAGAGCGAAATTTGGAAAGTTATGACCGTCAACGTCGATTAATCCGATGTTCATTACTGTCTTGTTTTTCGCAAATCCTTGATAATTCTTCAAGAACTTGCAAGGTTTAATTAATATTATCCATCAGGTGGTTCGCTATCGCATACACCACCAGGTAAAATAAGATGTTCACTCTTAGGAGAAGGAGGATGTTTAGGAGTATTCTCATAACTAATCTGACTCCTCACCACTTTTGATATAGCTATTCCTTATCATTCATATCAACTAGGGGCTATATTACTTACGTTCTATATTATAAGCTTTCACCTCATTAAACCAATTTCCTTTTGCCTCTCTCGCCTCTACCATAAAGGATATTTCAACACTGTCTCCTGTTTTAAGAGGATCTTCGATAGGACCATCCCAAGAATAAACGGAAAACTTCATCTTTGTGTGATACTTATCCGACATTTCCAGTATACATTCTTGTTTTTCCCAATCTTTCCCGTTTCTTGTCGTTCCATGTGCGGTAGGCATTACCGCAATAATTACGCCTAAAGCTTTATACGTCATAGTTTTTTTCTTTTTAAAGCAAACTGCCCTTTTAAGTTGTTACCCAACTACCCTGCGGGCAGTATAGGACAAGTTGCCGTAAATTGTTAATTTTGATTCTTTATTTTCTTATCTATCTGATAATCAACGTTTTATTCACGCACCGTATGGTGCTTTTTCCATTTTACATAAAATATTGATAATCAAATTGTTACAATTTTCTGCGAACGGGTGTAAAAATCCCTATTTGAAAATTAGAGAGAAGACGATCTTTAAATTCGCGTTCTAATTCTCCGATCTCTTCCACATATTTTTCGCGTTCAATCGGCCAACCGTTAGCAAAATTCCGGATAGTCTCCCATTGTTTTTTAGTCAACTTTCCATCTAAAAACATTTGCTTATAACGCTCTTTATATCTGGTGACTCCCAATCTATGGATTTCCCTCGCTTTTTCAAGCTGGGATATTTTCACACCCTTAACCGCAGATAATTCTCTTGCAAAGCATATCTCTGACCAATCCTTGTAGAATATTCGTCCCATCTTAGATAGAAAGAAGTAATCAGTAAATTCAAGCATTGATACAGATTGATGACGATAAACGGTTTCGATACGCAGGATATTATCCCCGACACGTCTTCCTTTTGATGCCGCCTCGAAGGATTTATCATAAATCTTCATAACCTTCCGATAATACTTGCTTTTCTCGGTAGTCTTTTGCCTATACTCCGGGAAATTTGCATCATTCCAAAGTATGCGATCCGATACCTCCAACACTTGTCTAATGTACCGATCGGCAGAGTAAGCCATCTTCATGGTAATACCTATTTCATAATAGGTTACTACAGCATTTTCTATTCTTACACACAACCTTAGCAAAAGCTCCTTTATTGTCCGGACAGCCATTGCGAATGTCATTGGACGACTATTATCCAGTTTGCCGTTTTTCCCCTTGCTATACAGTTTGCATATAGAACATTTACATTTTAATCTATTACCTCGAAGTTCTATAAAGCAGCCATCCAAATTTGCATAGGCCGTAGATTTATAGAAAACTTCGTCACCTTCAGTACATTGTTCAAGATAATTTCGAAGCACAATAGTATCAATATCCGCAGGATCAACCGTCGCTTTCATTATTATCTTGTCGAACATTTTTCTTTTTAAAATAGCCACATACTCTGGTTCCTATAGATTTCTTCCACTTATCCTCCCTGGAACAAGTTACCATGAAATTTTCTACGGGACCGGAATTCTCACAATCACGACAATCACACTTGATTTTCTTATACATCTCCTGTTTCATCATTTTATCCCTTTCTCTTTTTTCAGACGTTTAACCTCTTTCCGGTAATGGTCAATCATTGCCTCGTATTCATAATCAGAAATCTTATTAACCTGATTCTTCATAGACTCTAATAAAACCACAGTAGATTCTCCGTATTTAGCAATAAGACCACGACGATAACCCTGGATATTACCTTCATCATACCTGTTGCATGAGCGACACTGCGCATTACAGTTTTTTTCACTAAAACGGGTACTCATGTGTTTTCTGTTGATATAGTGTCCACAATCAGACTGATCGTATGGTAACACTCTATTGCATGATATACAGGTAAACGTTCCGTCCGGTCGGACATCACGCAAGCGGATATATCGACTAAATACAGTATCCAGCTTTGTTTTTAAATCATTCTTTTTGGATTTCAGTTTTCTTATCATCGTTTGCAAAAAGTATCTTATTATATTGCTCTTCATCCCGGAAACGAGCAGCGTTTCTATACCACATTCCGTTACTTGCCATGTAGATAAATTCTTTATAGTCAATATCGGACACTCTCGATATTATAGCATCATTATGCAGTTCATCCCACAAAACAGCCAACTGCCCCACTCTCGGTTCCTCCTCGGTACGGCCCGTTTCCTGACAAAAGAAAATGTTCGGATTTTCAGGCTCAAACAAAATCGTCAATGCCCGGCCTTCCGCTTTTATTGATATACGGGAGCATTCGGGCGGTATTTTAAAGTCTTTAAGTTCCATCTTATTCGTTTAAAATTGAATCATAATATTTTTGATTAATCATATATTCTTTAACTACATCTTCTTGAGAGGCACGATCACCTAATCGATCATGGATATACTGATACTTATCCGCACTCATGCCAGATAATACGTCATCGTTATACTCAACTCTGCCGGAGTAAATGCAGCCACCAATCACTGTAATGGCTGCAATTAATGTTATAAACACCTTTGTTCGCTTATTCATCATTGTTCTTTGTCTGGAGTATACAGATATACGTCCATTATCTTTGTTTCGGATATGGACACGATTTTGTAATCTGCCATGGTTCCTTTCATTCCTTCATCCAATCTCTTAATCGCATTGCGCAAATCAAGTGCCTGGATAAGAATATTGGTATAGGTCTTCTTCTCCGCACCGCTTTTTTCGTCTAACGTAACGAAAGCTAATTTCGCCTTATACCAAATGTCCGCATTCTTATCATTGCTAAAAAACAGTTCACTATAATTTGCCTGTTTTACAGCCTTCACCTTGAATTCTCCGGAAATAAAAGGCTTCATTTCTTCAATAATACGGGCTTCCGCTTCCGTAAAACTTAACGCGTCGATCAAATAAGGTTCGGTAACCTGTTTATTGGTACCGGTCTCCATCACTTTTTCGTAACGGACACGAACTTCGAAAAATGTGTGCATTGCCATAATTTTTAGTTTTAAATGTTATTGAATAAATTGAATTGCCTATTTAAGAAAGTGGACTATTCTCACGAACCGTACACTGATGAGGAGCTTTCCTTGTCGAGAAAAAACGCCTCGGTTTTTAAACACGATACTCATCTTTAAAAAAAATGAACCGGGCACTTCACAGGAGCGGAACAAAATTGGTTTATTCAGATATATGCGCATGCCAGATATTAAATCTGATTGCCTGCATATTTTTTTAATTTTTCAAATGGGAACAGATAGCTTTTACCACGTTTTACAGCCCAAGGGAACTCCCCCATGGACATCCGGTTATACATGGTAGTACGACTTATACGCAAAAATTTGCAAGCCTCATTCATGGTATAATTCTTCTTCTTTGAATTACGATCCGCGACTTCAAGACGCAACTCTTCTACTTCGCCACACAGTCTTTTTAACAGACCTAATATTGCTTCCGTATCATTCATACATCCTCCATTCCTATCAGATTATGATCTGATTAAAAAAATAAAGCTCCATTCTTTCTCCGTCTTAATGTGGCTGTTAGACAGATACTCGAATAGAGCCGGGATTATTATTTCTTCATTTGAGGTAACAGCCACGAAACCTACCAGACATTATCGTCTTTTTTTGTTGGATATTTAAAAGGGAGTCACTATATTTGCCGTTGAGACAATTTTGGGTTCAGCAAAATCACGGCTTATGTCGTGACAGCCCTTTTTATACCCGTTTGCATTCTGCGTTATTAGAATACGGATGCAAATATAACGAGTTTGGGTTAATTAAACATATCGAAACAGTTAAAAGTTTACGAGTTTGAGTTATTTATATTAATTCTAAATTATAAACATATGGAAAGTCCTATTTTACAAAGGGTTATTCAGACAATAAAAGAGTTAGAACTAACAGACAACCAGTTCTCAAAGAAGCTAGGAATAGCTCAAACAACAATGAGTGGATATTTATCTGGTAATAGAAAGTTGTCGTTACAGGTTATAGAATCTATGCTTAACGCATTTGGAGACATTTCCGCAGAATGGCTTCTTCGGGGAGAAGGTGAAATGTATAAAACTGTAAGTGAAAATAAAAATAACAATATAGATGAAAGTCAATATGTAAGCATAAAGAAGTATGAAAGAATAGTAAACCTATTCGGGCAAACCGCAGCCGAGCTTAAAGAAATGGCTTTAGAAAACAAAATGTTATATGATGAAATAAGAAATTTGAAAGGACAATTAGAAATTGCCAAATCTGCTTAAACAAAAAGAGCGTTCACTTTGTTCATTTCAGACTAATTTAATACCAATGAACATTGATGACACTCTAACACGGGCTTTTACCGACTTGAAGATAGCTGGTAAAATTAAAAAGGAAAATCTACTTAACAATTTAGGAGTAGAAAGTAATATGAAATTATATAGTTGTAAGCTAAATAATTTAAGAACACCAAACGAGACGCATCTACGGCTAATTGTTTGCAATGGTAAAAAAACTCCAAAAGGAGATTTTAATTTAATAGAATATAATCTATAAGATCACAAGGTATGGAATTTTTTATTATTATCGGCATTACCGTTGCTATTATATTTATTATAAGAATCGGATTAAAAGACAATATTCAATCCCCCACATCAAATCAGCAAATAGAAATTGCAGTAGAAACAATAGACGAACCCGAAGATTTCATAAACGGTTCATTCAATACTTATATCGCTGGTATAAACCATCACTGCGACCAATCAGACATAGGCGGTTTCATTGGGGTAGTAAGCCCTGAACCCAACAACCCATATGATAAAAATGCGGTAGCAATTTATCGCAACGATGCCAATCCGAAACTGCTAGGCTATATTGGTAAAAGCGATTTAACGGAATATCGCAAATGGTGCAATTGCAAATCTTTCACCTGCGTTGGTTATATAATACCGGGTGATAATTCCCCTGTATGCGGAAGAATAAAAATCATCAAACCATACAACGAAAATTTTATTAAAAACGAAACCGACAACTATATTAAATGGATGATTGAAAAGTACGGGAAAAAATTTCTTCCTAAAGGGTATACACTAGAAAAGGACACATAG